AAGGGTAGAGAAAAAAATAGTAGAAGTTTTTTTAATGAAAATACATATCTCGTAAAAGAAGATCAAATATTTTTATATAAAACAAACGAAAAGTGGAAGCCAATAAAAGGATATTCTTTTGTGCAACCTATAAAAGATAAAGTTTTTTTAGGAGTTGACAAAGAACAGTCTTGTATTGGTATAGTGAAACACACAGACGGTAGTTTTGAAAAAGGAGACTTAGTTGGTTTTACGCCGTTCTCAGAATATGAGTTTATAATAAACGGTAAGCGTTTATATAGGGTCATGAATAAATTTATTACAATTAAATATGAATACCAAGGAAACGAAGAGGAATATAATCCTAGCTGGGCAAGTAGCTGTTGAAGAACTGATTAAAGTTGCTAAAGAAGCAATTGTAGATTCTAAAGAAGATATATCAGCAGATAGACTAAAGAACGCTGCAGCTACTAAAAAACTAGCAATATTTGACGCATTCGAAATACTTAACAGAATACAAAAGGAAGAAAGTCTACTTGAGGGCAAGGCACCTGAAGAGACAGAGAAAAAAGTCTTTAAGGGATTCGCAGAAGGTAGATCTAAGTAATGTACAGTCAAAGTTTAGTTAGCACGGTTGAGCCTATAAAGAAGACCACTATTACCAGAATGAATAGAGGTAAGAAATGGAAGTATGGTTACAACAAAGAGCACGATTTAATTGTGCTATCTCACAATGGAGTTATAGGTGAAATCATAGAGATACAAAATTTAGTTATAGCGCTACCAAAACCACCTAAAGATATATATAAGCATCCGAAAAACAAATGGGTCAAACAGGAGTATCCTAAAGAGCTAGAGAGGATCAAGAGCATATTCGATTGGAGGGGTTATCCGGAAAACAATAAAGAAAAATGGTACAATTATATAGACGAAGAATTTAAACGGCGAGAGCAAGGATTCTGGTTTGCGAATAATGGTAAGCCAACCTGGATAACTGGTACGCACTATATGTACTTACAATGGAGTAAGATTGACGTTGGGGCTCCAGATTTTAGGGAAGCAAATAGATTGTTTTATATATTCTGGGAAGCTTGTAAAGCAGACAAAAGATGTTACGGTATATGCTACCTTAAAAACCGTAGATCTGGATTTTCTTTCATGTCATCAGCAGAAACAGTTAACTTAGCAACCATATCAAGTGATAGTAGATATGGTATACTATCAAAATCAGGTGGAGATGCAAAGAAAATGTTTACAGATAAAGTTGTTCCTATATCAATTAATTATCCGTTCTTTTTTAAACCTATTCAAGATGGTATGGATCGTCCAAAATCCGAGCTTGCTTATCGTGTACCCGCTAGTAAGTTTACGAGAAAAAAGATTACAGAAAACGAACAGCTTGAAGAAATAAAAGGTCTAGACACAACTATTGACTGGAAAAATACAGGGGATAACAGTTATGATGGTGAGAAATTAAACTTACTTGTTCATGATGAAAGTGGTAAGTGGGAAAGGCCAGATAATATATTAAACAACTGGAGAGTTACAAAAACTTGTTTAAGACTAGGTAGTAAAATAGTAGGTAAGTGTATGATGGGATCAACTTCTAACTCGCTAGATAAGGGAGGGGATAACTTTAAAAAACTATACAATGATTCAGACGTCGCAGAGCGAAATCGTAATGGACAAACAAAATCTGGTTTATATTCTCTTTTTATACCAATGGAGTGGAACTATGAAGGATTTATTGATGAATACGGATATCCAGTCTTTGATAATCCAGATAATGATGTACTCGGACCAGACGGTGAATTAATAGACATAGGGATAATAGAGCATTGGACAAATGAAGCCGATGGTTTAAAGTCTGATCAAGATGGCTTGAATGAGTTTTACAGACAGTTTCCAAGAACAACAGAACACGCGTTTAGAGATGAGACTAGAAACAGTATATTTAATTTAGTTAGAATATACGATCAAATAGATCACAACGACGGTAGAGGCGTCAGTATCAACACTGGGAACTTTCAATGGGTTAACGGAATTAAAGATACGCAAGTTATATTTTATCCAGATCCAAAAGGTAGGTTTAAAATAAGTTGGGTTCCACCTCAACACATGCAGAATAAAATTATTGTTAAGAACGGCATTAAGTATCCTGCAAATGAGCACATGGGAGCTTTTGGTTGTGATAGTTATGACATATCGGGAACAGTAGACAAAAGAGGTTCAAACGGAGCGTTGCATGGTTTAACTAAGTTTAGCATGGAAGACGCTCCACCAAATCATTTCTTTTTAGAGTACGTAGCAAGGCCACAAACAGCAGAGATATTTTTTGAAGACGTGTTAATGGCTTGTATATTTTACGGAATGCCGCTACTGTGCGAGAATAACAAACCTAGATTATTATATCATTTTAGAAGAAGAGGCTACAGAGGGTTCTCTATGAATAGACCAGATAAAACGTGGAACAAGTTATCTGTTACAGAAAAAGAAATAGGTGGAATACCTAACTCAAGTGAAGATATAAAACAAGCGCACGCTGCAGCTATAGAGATGTATATTCAACAGTATGTGGGTGATTTAGGAAACCAAGAGGTTGGTTCTATGTATTTTAACAGAACACTTAATGATTGGGCTAAATTTGATATAACAAAAAGAACAAAGTTTGATGCTTCTATTAGTTCTGGTTTAGCTATAATGGCATGCAACAGAAACTTATACGCGCCAAACGCAAAGATTGAAAAACAAGCTATAAGCTTAAATGTAGGACGTTACCAAAACAAAGGAAACACATCAAGATTAATTAAAGAATAATATGAGAAGAAACGCAAACTTCCCAAGTCAAGTAGTTAGTGATAGAGAAAAGCTTAGTCAAGAGTACGGTTTAAAAGTTGCTCAGGCTATAGAAAATGAGTGGTTTAATGATTCTGGATACAACAACAATAGATATCTAACAGACACAAATAACTTTCACAAACTTCGCTTATACGCTAGAGGAGAACAATCAATACAAAAATATAAAGATGAGCTTTCTATCAATGGTGATTTAAGTTATTTAAACTTAGATTGGAAACCAGTACCAATCATACCTAAGTTTGTTGATATAGTTGTTAATGGTATGACTGAAAGGTTATTCAAGGTTAATGCTTATTCTCAAGATCCTTTTGGAGTTGAAAAGCGCACGAAGTACATGGAGTCTATACAGAAAGACATGGACACGGCCGAATTTAACGACATGGCTCAGAATTTAATGAACATGGATCTTTACGAAAACAAAAAAGAAGATCTACCTGAAAATGAAGATGAGCTAGCTTTACACATGCAGTTAAACTATAAGCAGGCTGTTGAGATAGCGGAAGAACAAGCTATAGATGTTTTGCTTAGAGGTAATAGATATAATTTAACTAAAAAAAGACTGTATTATGATTTAACTGTTTTAGGTATAGCTGCCACAAAAACTTCTTTTAATAAATCTGAAGGCGTTACAGTAGACTATGTTGATCCAGCTAATTTAATATATTCTTACACGGACTCACCTTATTTTGAAGACGTGTACTACGTGGGGGAAGTAAAAGAAATACCTTTAAACGAATTAATAAAACAATTTCCAAACTTAACGGAAGAAGATTTAGAGGGTATAGATAAAAACAATTACAAAGGAAGAACTAGAGCTGGTAGACAAAAACCTTACGATCAAGATAAAAACAAAGTAACGGTACTCTATTTTAATTATAAAACCTACATGAGTGAGGTTTATAAAATGAAAGAAACCGGAACAGGTGGGGATAAAGCAATAGAGAAAGACGACATGTTTAATCCACCTGAAAACAAAGAAGGGGATTTTGGAAAATTAGATAGAAAGATAGAGTGTTTATACGAGGGCGCTATGTTGCTAGGTACTGACAAGTTACTTAAGTGGGAAAGAGCTAAAAACATGATGCGTTCTAAAAGTGATTTTACAAAAGTTAAAATGAACTATTCTATAGTTGCACCTAGAATGTACAACGGTAAGATAGAATCACTTGTAAGCAGAATAACTGGTTTTGCTGATATGATACAGCTTACTCATTTAAAACTACAACAGGTGATGTCTAGAATGGTTCCTGATGGAATATATTTAGACGCAGATGGATTAGCTGAAATAGATTTAGGTAACGGAACTAACTATAACGCTCAAGAAGCTTTAAACATGTTCTTTCAGACAGGTAGTATTATTGGTAGAAGCTTTACTTCAGATGGAGATCAGAATCCAGGTAAAATACCTATTCAAGAAATAACAAGTGGTGGTGGACAAAAAATGCAAAGCTTAATTGGAACTTACAACTACT